GTTGTGTAGTCACACCTCGTGACGTCCGTTGTGTCCGAATTGGGTGGGGGTGGTTTCAATCGACCTAGGGGCTCCAGAACGCGGGGGAGCTGTCTGCCTGGCGCGCCTAATACAAAGACCTGTTCTACACCCGCCACATGTCACCGGGAGTGACCCATGTCTGACCTGATCACCTGCACTCGCTGCGACCAGGACAAGCCGGAAGACGCGTTCGCCTATTGCTTCGCCCGTGGCTTGCAGCGTTGGTGCCGACAGTGCAAAACCGATCACCAGCGAGAGCGACGCAGACAGCTACGTACTGAACAGCCGTTCAGTAATAACTGACCAACCATTCAGAAAGGGGCCGCTCGATGAAGCACTGTTCCCGCTGCGAGACCGACCGGCCCACGACTGCGTTCTGTCCTCGCGCTAGGTCCGCTGATGGGCTCCAGGCATGGTGCAAGTCATGCTTCGCGGCGTACATGCGCAAGTGGCGGAAAGCCCGGGAGGTATCCACGTGATTCGCATCGTCCGCACCCGCCTGCATGCCCCTGAATGGCAGGAGCTGTGCGCCCTCTCAGATGAGACAGGAACCAGTCCCAACCTGCTGATCCGGCGCGCTGTCCAACTGCTCCTTGCAGACCGCGAGTTGACCTATGCCGACGGCAGCCCCGTGAAGCCCGTATAAGCGCTTCGCGCACAAGAGAACGGCCCCGTAGACCCTGGAGCTATTCCAGTACGTCTACGGGGCCGTTCTGTCGTTGGCCGGGTCAGTCGTGGGCACCGCTGGCGTGGTCTCTGATCTCCGTGGCATGGCGCGCTGCCTGTGTGATGTTGCCCTTGGCTTTGTGCTCGTTCAGCTGCTTCAGGTTCGCCTCGCACACCTTGCAGCCGCGCACGGGCACGCAGTCGAGCAGCCACGCATTGAATCCGGTCGGGAGCACAACGGGAGCTTCCTGCCTGGTCTGGGTCATGCCCCCATGCTTCGTTTTCGTCATGGTCAGTGCGACGACCAAGGGGGCGTCATTCGGGCGTCACTGAGGGGCGTCAAACCGGTGTCAATGTCGGCGTCACAGCGCTACCGTCGGATCATGACGACGACAGTTCAGCGTGTCCCTAATGACGTTCTGGCGGCTGTCCGTATCGGCCTCCGAATGTCTCAAGACGAGTTTGCCAAAGCTCTCCGCCGCGCTGGCGATGATCTGGGCGAGCCCAACGACGCAAGCAAGCGTTTGGTACAGCGCTGGGAATCGGGGGTTAGCCGCTCGTGTCGCCCGGCGTATGCGCGCGCTCTTCAGCGGGTCACGGGTCGGCCGGTGGAATCCCTGGGGTTCGCTATGCCGCTGCCCATGGCGCGGGTCCACCAGGACGGTTCCGGCGGACATGACATGACCCCCGGCGCAGAGGGAGTCACGGAACCATCCGCTGCCCCCTCGCCGACACCACAGCCCACCGCTGACAACTACTCCGGCGTATGGCTGTCCCGGTACGAGTTCTACAGCTCTAGCCGAGACGAGACGTTCGAGGCCAAACACCACGTGGTCGTCTTGCAGCATGGGAACCGGCTCACGGTCCAGTCCCTTCCCGGCGCGTCGACCAACCCGGACAGTCCGCTGACCATGGATCTGACCGTTGACCGGAACGTCGTCACGGGGACGTGGACGGAGCAGACAGCGACTAGCGGCTACTACCAGGGCGCCCGCTACCACGGGAGTCTGCAACTGCTGGTAGAGCCGACGGGTCGCCGCATGGCCGGTAAGTGGGTCGGGTTCGGAAAGGACTTTGATGTGAATACGGGCCCGTGGGAGTTGCGCCTCCTGGACCGGTCGACCGGTAAGGCAACGCTGGAGACGTACAGCCAGGTTCCGGAGTGATCCGCTGACCCGAGAGACTGCCCCGCCTGTGACTCCCCGGGCGGGGCTTTCTGCTTACAGGTGAGTTTGACCAGTAGTGCGACAGCACGCACGTGCGCTATAACTCACCTGTGAAGAGAAACCGAGCAAGCCTGTATGTGCGCCTCAGTCGACAGGCCACAGACACGAATCTGTCACTCGACGGCATGACCGCTGACCTGCGCGAACTCTGCCAGCGGGAGGGGCTGGCAGATCTAGCCCTACACGTCGATGACGGTCTGTCCGGCGGCTATCGCGACCGCCCCGCCTTCGCTGATTGGATCGCTGACGCACGCAGCGGACGCGCCGACGTGCTTCTGACATGGCATGTGGACCGGCTGACCCGTGAGGGGTTGAACGTCGCTGCGCAACTGCTCGATGTGGTCGAGGGGAAGGACAGCGCGACCGGCCGTCTGATCAGTCGCCCGGTCCGCCTCCTGGACGTCAAGGGGCTAGACAGCGACCACGGTGAAGCCTTCCGCCTGCGCTTCGTGCTGCAAGCCGAGATTGCCCGCGCTGAACGTGAGCGCATGCGGGAACGTAGCCAGGCAGCACACCGGCGACTGGCGCAGGCCGGACGCTACCGGGGCGGGTTCACGCCCTACGGCTACAAGGCTGTTCCCGCTGAGGACGGCAAGGGGCAGACGCTGGTCATAGAGTCGCGCGAGGCGCAGGCCATTCGCGAGTGCGTCGACCGGGTACTCAGCGGGCACACGTTGGGGCGCGTCTCCCGCTGGCTCAATGACCAGGGCTACGCGCCGAGGCGTACAGCGGAATGGTCCCGCCGGGGACTACAGCACGTCCTTACGGGTGACGCCATCCTCGGCCGGGTGTCGCGCGGTGGGAAGCCTGTCCGTGACGCTGAGGGCGCGATCCTGGCCCCCTTCCCGGCGATCGTGACCGAGGCGGAGTCCGCAGCGCTGAAGGCAGCATGCAACCCGGCAGGAGCCCGCCAGACACCGATGGGCCGCCAACCCTCCCGTCTGCTGTCCGGCCTGGTGACGTGCTGGAGCTGCCACGCCACGCTGACGGTCGTCCGGCGCAATGGCCGCACCGCCGCATACCGCTGTCAGTCCAGGGCCACCGGTAGGACCTGCGAGGCAGCTGTCAGCGTGGGCGCGAAGGTGATTGAGGACCACGTGACCGAGCGCTACCTGAAGGCCGTAGGCCCCATGCCCATGTACCGAGAGCACGTGATCACAGAGGGCGTGGACGAACTCGCGGCCGTTGACGCTGAGATTGCCGACGTCATGGCCCAGGTGGCTACGCGAGCGACTGCGTCCCTGTTCGAGCGGCTGTCCGCCCTACAGGCTCAGCGCGAGGAGCTTGACGGCAAGGTGCCCGAGCAGCGCATCGAGATTGTGGACACCGGCCGCACCGTCGCCGAGTGGTGGACAGATGCGCACCTGGACGACCAGCGGGATGCGCTCGCCGAGGCTTTCGCCCTTCTCGCTGTGAGCCCGGGTAATCCGGGTAGTCGCATCTTCGACCCTGCACGTCTTCAGATGGAGTGGACGTCCTAGGCGCTCCGCGCTGTCTCACCTGAAACCCCGTCTGGCAATGCGCCGGGCGGGGTTTCTGCTGTCCACAAGACTTTCGTATGTGGTCCGCATTTTTCGTAGGTGACGGATCGTCAGGTAGCGAATAGCGTCCAGCGCATGAACACCTTTGACGCAGAGACGGAACGCACCCTGGAATGGCGCCGGATCACACGGAAGCTCGACGCCCTGTATGGCGCCGTGGCTGCCGGTAATGACTCGGTACTGACCCGGCAGCGCATTACCAGATTGGAAGCCCTACAGGCGGCGTTCTGTGGCTTCCCTGAGGCGCTGGCCAAGTAGGCGCCTGCGCACCCCTGTGAGCCCCGCTGGTGGATCTGCCCGGCGGGGCTTTGCCGTAGGCGCAGACGGCCGCGTAGGAAGTCCTTGCACTCCTGTCCAGACAGGGGTTTTCGCACGCCCTACCGCGCGTAGCACATCCACCCCGCCGTGATCCAATCGTGACACTTGTCATGTCCATTCGGCGCTATATGCATCATGTCCCGTTATGCCCAGCCGGTTGTGTCCGACTTTGCCCCGCTCTTTTTGACGGCCTATGACCGACTCGCCAGTAGTAATACGAGGGCAGCGCACGCAGAGGCATTTCGCCGCCTAGTAGGTGAGTGACGGCACCCGCGTTCGGCTCCACAGATAACCAATACGGGCACTCCCTGGAGAGAGGGAACAACATGGCAGCGGAAGACTTCCTGAAAGTGATCATGTCCTGGGCATCGGAGGACTCGCACCGTGGCCGACTGGTCCGGGCGTTCCAGTCCGACATGGGCCACGACCCCGCCCTACAGGCTCAGCGACTCACCATGCTCGGTCTACACGCTGAGCGGGCCGCCAAGCGAAAGTCTGGCCTAGTCGCCGTCTGAGTCCACCACATCCAAAGGAAAGCCGTCCGGCATCGCGCTGGGCGGTTTTCTCTTGCCCTAATTTCGTCGCCTTACCGCTCCTGGTGGGGACGAAAGGGCCACGTAAGTACCCCACCAATTGACGAAAGAGGGACGTAACTATGACCCGTACCCAGCTCATTTCACTACTCCACGTAGCCGAGTCGGCCCTGTGGTCGGCAGCAACGGTGTCGCCCGATGCGCTGTCTGCACACCAGCAGATAGCCCGGGGCCTGCGCGCTGTCGAGGCTGCCGACAACTGCCCCCAATGTGGGAACCCCTTGGTACAGCCGGAAGTGGGCCGCCCTAAGCGGTACTGCGGGGATGGCTGCCGGAAGGCTGCGTATAAGGCCCGCCGGACCAGCTGAGACAGCGAAGAGGGTTGGTCTTCTAACTACTCTCTGTTGTTGTTTCTATTCCATAAAGCAACACAACAAATAATCCAGTTCCCTAAGAGATCTCTTAGCAAACCGGAATAACCATCACCCTGCGAATCAGATTAGGAACACACCCTTGACCGACCGACGAGACAATTGCGACGTCTGCGGCGAGTGGCTGACTGGACGTCAGACTCGCTTCTGTTCCGACCGATGCCGACATCACCACTACCGGGCCACGCACCCCGCTGACATCCCGCTGGTTGCCTGTGGCCTATGTGGGACCGAGTTCCGGCCCATCCGAGGAAAGCAGCGCGTATGTGCCGTACCCGAGCAGGCCGACGCCACATGCCGCGAACTACAGGCGGAGCGGGACCGAATTGCGTGCGAACGGGCCGCCGAGTTGGACGAGGAGCGGTGGGAGGCGGCATGCGCCCGTGAAGGCTGCGAGGAATCCACCGGATGGGACGGAGTAGGCCGACCCCGCCGGTTCTGTTCGAACGCCCACAAGACTGCCCACTACCGCGCCGAGAAGCGACAGACGGCCGCCTGAGCGCCTTTCACAACTCCATACACCCAACTTTCCCAGAGGGGTGCCAGTAGGCCGCCAGAGGCCCGCTGAGCACCCCTCTGGCATGTCCCGGAGGTTTCCCCTTGTCTGAGGCCGTTCGTCCTACCCGCCGCCCGCCCAACTACGCCATGGCCGCTTTCGCTGATCTCGGCGGAGACAGCATGGAAGACGCGGGTTTCCATGTCATAGGCAACACCCGCTCGATGCCCCTACGAGGTTTCACCCCTGACCCACTGGACTCGCTGCCCTGGCTCGATGTGACAGGTCGTCAGCACGACATCCCGTACCGCGACGCAGCTGGGAACGCAGTGACCTTTCCCGTGGTCTCTAACTTCACCCTGGAAGAGTCCCAGCAAGCCACCGGCGCATTCCTGGCCCGTGCCACCGCCGAGCCTGGCCGGATCATCTGGGATGACCACCGTGGCACCCTCACGCTGCACCCCCGGGTAAAGGTCCTCACCCGCTGTTGTCGTCAGTGCGGAGCAGAGTTCCGGCAGTGGCGCTTCCCGACTCAGCGGCGCCGGTACGCAACCTTCTGTTCCGCTGACCACCGCGCGGCTTATAAGCGGGTCCAGGATCGCAACCGGCAACGCGATAGGCGGAACGCCGGCGCTTGACCTCGCATTTGTAGCCGTTACATACAGAGATAGAGGGTCCGGGGGCGTAACGGCCACCCCGGGCCCTCCCTCATACCTGCGGCGCCCTTCAGCAGACTCACACTATTGCCGTGACGGGAGCGAGCGCCGCGCATTCGTGCCGGTCCATCCCGCTGTGCGGTTCCCTGCTTTTCTCCCCCGGCCCCATTTAGCCATGCGTCCCGGGGGGCCTTTCACAGGGGACCGTACAGCCGGGTGGATCGGCCAGTAGCCAGGGAGACCCCGTGGCGTACCTATCTACTTTCACCGCCCTTTGCGCTGTCGTCAGCGCCTCCACCTTCCTCCCAACCGAATGGACCCACCATGGCTCACCCCGCTATCCGCACCGACGCCGAGGCACTGCTCAGCGGCATTTCTGCTGAACTCCAGGACGCTCTAGATAAGTTCCTGGACGATCGCTGCACTGAGACCCACTTCGGCCGGGTCAGTCAGGCTGAAGTTCTTCAGGCCGCATTCCACAACTACTGCCGCACCGTTGCCCGCTGTGAGCCGCCGGAGGGTAACCAGTTTGTGCGCCTGCTGGACGTCGTCGGGTATCTGCCCGTCTGGTCCACTAGCCGGGCGGGCAGGAAGCATCTGGTCGTGCGCGGAATCCGCCTGAACGACGAGGAGACCGCCGCATGAGCACCGAGAGCGCAAACGAGACTTCCGAGGAAACGCCCGACGGGGTGGAATCCACGGACACGGCTACGCCTGAGCTAGGCGACGCCGGTAAGAAGGCTTTGCAATCCCTTCGCGCTGAAGTGAAGGAACTGCGAGGCAAGCTAAAGGCATTTGAGAGTCCTGCCGACGCTGAGCGCGATGCCAGCGAAAGCGGCGATTCTCCATCAGATGGTGCGAGCGATTCGGCCTCTGATGTTGACGGCGAGCGAGTCGCGACGACCGCCGATGACGTCAAGCCGACCGGGCGAATGAATCGGGCCGAGTATGAGGCTCTTTCGCCTGAAGAACGCGCAGCTGTTCCGCGATCAAGCAAGCCATTCCAGGGCACCGGCGACGGTGGCGCCCGTAAGGCGGTTGCGTATAACCCGCAGCTGACTAAGGAAGACCTGAACCGCATGTCTCCTGCTGCTATCGAAAAGGCTCGCCGTAAGGGCCAACTGCGGAATTTGCTACGCGGTGACTGACCTCACCCACCATCTGATTAGGAGCTTTACCCATGGCAGTTACTAGCTTTGTCCCCCAGGTTTGGGGCGCCGCCGTTCTCACTTCGCTGTCTGAGTCGCTGACTTATGGCTCGCAGCGTTGCACGAACCGCGATTACGACGGGGACGTTTCCGAGTACGGCGGCACGGTGAAGATCACCACCGCTGGTGACGTCACTATTGGCGACTACGTGCCGTACACGGCTTACACGCCCGGCCAGGCGTCCACGACCACGGTTGACATGCCGATCTCGCAGAAGAAGTTTTGGAACTTCATGCTTGATGACGTCGACCGGGCCCAGGTTCGTGATGACGGTGACCTCGTCGGCAAGCTTTCGGCTCGTGCCGCTCAGCAGCTCAGCAACACCGCCGATAAGTTTGTTGCCGCGCAGATGGCCGCTGGTGTCGCTGCCGGTAACCAGATCGCCGAGCTGACGGTGTCCACTGCATCGGACGCCTATGACAAGGTGCTTCTTCCGCTGCGACAGAAGCTCTCTGACGCCAGCGTGCCGACTGAGGGCCGATTCCTGGTCGTTACTCCGGCGTTCCATAACAAGCTGCTTGCCGATAGCCGCTTTGTTGCCGCCGGTGATGCCAATGCCGCTGATGTGCGACAGAACGGTTTCGTTGGTCGCGCCGCTGGATTCGACATCTTCGAGTCTGTGAATGCCCCCGACGGCCCCGGCGCCGGTGCGGGCAAGCTGGTCATCGCTGGTCACCCGTCCGCGACCACCTACGCCGAGCAGATCAACAAGGTTGAGGCCGTGCGTATGCCTGATCGCTTCGTTGACCAGCTACGCGGTCTCCACCTTTACGGCTCGCTGGTCATCCGTCCTACGGCCCTTGCGACTGCCGACGTGATCAGCGCGTGAGCGAGCTAGCACCCGGCGCGAAGCTTCGCCTTATCGGTTCTGCCGGTGCGCTGTTCGTGGTGACGGTGGGCAATCCGTTCTCCGCTGAATACATCAGCGCGCAGATCGAGTCCGGCGAGTGGAAGCACGCTCCGAAGACGCGTAAGCGCAACGCATAGCCCTGTGGGGGTCGTCATCTACGAAAATTCGTAGGTGGCGGCCCCCTTTGCCATCCCTACCAAGGAAGAGGGGCTATGCCCGATCTCGCCACTATCGCCGACCTTGAAGCGCGCGGAATCACCGTTGCCCCTTCCGAGGAATCGGTCACGACCACCTATCTCGCTGTCGCATCCGCCGCTATCCGGGATGCCGCAGGCTCGAACATCAGCCAGTCCACGGTAACGGTCCTCCTGGACGGCACCTGCGAACAGCGCCTACGCCTCCCAGGTGCGCCTGTAACAGCCGTTCACGCTGTCACCCTGGACGAGGTGCCCGTACTTGATTACAGGCTCTCCAATGGCGCCCTGTGGCGTTCGGCGGGATGGGCCGGTGACGAGGTGTCAGTCACCTACACCTACGGCCTTGACCCCGTGCCCGCTGACATCGTCGACCTGACATGCCGCCTCGCCGCGAATGCCCTGAGCGCCTACCGCAATGGTGACCCCGCCGCCCGTCAGGTCAGCAGCGAGCGAATCGGCGACTACTCGGTGACCTATGCCGACACCGAGACCGGCACGGTGACGCTGACCGACTCCCAGCGCTCCCGCCTCGCTGCCCGCTTTGGTGCCTCGCTCGCTGTGGTGCGAACCGTATGAACCTGCTGAACACCCAGGTATCCGTGTGGCGCGTCTCCCGTATCCCTGACGGCATGGGGGGATGGGTGGACACCGTGAGCGTGGTGAGCAGTGAGCGCGCCCGCCTGTCTCAGCCATCCGCCGCCGAGCGCACTACCGCTGATCAGGCGACAGCGCGACTGACGCACGTTGTGTACCTGCCTGCTGATGCTGATGTCCGGCGAGGTGACGAACTCCGCCTAGACATACGGAAGTTGACCGTGACCGCAGT